TCAAATCTTTTCACTAATTGCAGAAGCCATTGACTTTTGACATAAAGCTTTTAGTTTTGAATACTTTGCTTTCATAAAATTAATTTTATCTGAAACATCTGAATATTGATATCTTGCTTCCTTACTTAAATCGTACATTGTTTTATAAAGAAAAGCAATTTCAGGAGTACAATTATCTTTAATATAAGCATTTCTTTTTTTATGACTACTTATTTCTGATATATTTGTTTGAAACCGTTTATTCAAATACAAATTCATATAATGTAACGCAGCATAAAAAGTAACTATTATTTCCCAATCTGGAAATTTTTGGTTGCCCTCATTTTGAATGAAATTTGCAAATTCTTCATTATGTTCATATTTTTCTTTATAGTCATGTGAGTCACTCATTTTTGGCTACCTCAATAACTTTATCACATTTTGGCATTGCTGAGTAAAAAATATTGTTCTCAGTATTAATCATAAAAACAATATCGCTATCATTTTTGTATGCCATCTGAAAAGTGCTACTATAAAACTCTTCCAAAACATCATCATTAACTTTATCAGAAATAACTATCAATTCTTTTTGGTCAAATCGAATTAATATTTTCAAAACAGAAAAATTTTTAAATTTAACACTCTGAAGCCAACGTGCACATTCAAGCAAAATATAATTCTGTACAGGCATCGCTTCTATAAGATAATGTAGCGTAGTTTCATAATAAGAGCCCAATGTAATCGTGGGATTACTTTGGGTATCCACCAGTACTTCTGCAAGTACGGGAATCAAACTTTTTTGCCCAGCAGACGGAATTTTGATTTCATCCAAGCCTGGCCGAGATGTATATGTATATTTTTCAGCAACACTTATATTACCTTTTACATTTACATTACACAACGTTATTCCTCCTTACCATCACTAAAATTAGGAATACCCAAATCTACAACACCGTTCTTTTGCAGATCCATTCCTGCATTTAGAAGGACTGAAATAAAGGGAACATAAAGATTGGAAGGAATATTAATTTGATTATCTTCATTTCCAACAATAATTTTTATTACGTCATTCTCTTTATCATAAGACACTGTAAAATCAAAAGATCGCTTTATTTTATCATTCATATAACTTGATCCCTTCTTTTCACACTCGTACACACTTTACTAGTATAACGCCAAACGTGACATTTGTCAATAAAAGATAACTCATTTTTGTATAATATCACAAATACATCAACAAATTTTATAAAAATATACTATACCAAGCAAAAAGATCACAAATTATCTTCTGCGATTCTCAAGCATTGCTACGAAGCATAACCTACCATCATTCGTAAAATAAATATTGGTTCGACTTTCAAAATTCGAAACCTACACAAAGGCAAAGATTGAAAGACATACAAACAAAAATTCTCCCGCCCTCAACCGAGAGCGGGAGAAAATTTTTACATCATCTTAATAAACGCACTTGGATAGTCTTTCTTGACCTTTGCCAAATATGCCTCAGCATTTTCCCTGGAACTAAAAGCCCCGACCTGCACATAAAACATCTGATTGCTTTCGACAGCAGGCATAAACATCTGCCGGAACTTCTTCCAGCCCTCAAGCTCTGCCTCCGAATGTGTCCACATAGCAGGGCACAGCTTGCCGGTCACCTGGTGGTGCATTATAACATGATCAGCAGAAATTCCGTATGTTTTCATCAGATGCTTGACCAGCTCAGCAGCCAATGCCAGCTCTGCATCGGTGAAATACCAGTCTGTGTCATCTGCGCTCAGAGACTTCCTGTTTTTCTTGTTGCTGCAAATCTCAATGTTGATGCAGTTGCTGTTCCTGCACTTGCCGTAATATCTGCCGCCCTCTGACGTGGACATCTTGGTGTATTTTACCCCGCCTGCGCCCCATGAATAACGGTTTGCAATGTCAGGATTATAGCAGACAACATTTTCATCATCCACGATAAAATCAGCGCTGGCAGGATTGGCAGGATTTGCTCCCGCCCTGAACCATGCTGCAAGATTGTGTGCGCTGCCCGCAGCCGATGATGTGCCTGCTGTATAGTGTATTACTATCCATTCGATGGACCGTCCATTTGCAACAGTAGTGTTGGCGGTGCCCGTATCCATTTTGATGTTAATGCTCATCGTCATCGTCCCCCTTATTCTCAGCTGACTTCTTCACACTCTCCGCAATTTTCATAAGAAAAGGCGGCAATGGCGTGCCTATATCACGTATATTTTCGAGAATTGAAATTATCTCGTTGGCAATGAGCCATACTGCCGCTACAGAAGCGACAACAAAATTAAGCCCGATGGATATTCCCGCCGTGCCGACGGCATATGACAGCAGCCAGTCGAGCATAGCACCTATCGCAACCAGCAGCCACATACAAATCTTCTTAGCTATCCCACGAAACGATTTGTACGAGCTGATAGCCTCGCTGCGGTATTTGGCAGCACACAGCCCAGTTATGTAGTCGATGATGTTGCAAGCAATAAGTATCAGCATGGGTACATACAGGATACCCAGCCATGATGCGAGCAGCGCTCCAACCGTGACGGAAATTTCTTTTACTCTTTTCATTTTTATTCCTCCTTACACCCTCAGAACGAAATTGCCAAACATACTAACGTACGTATCGTCACCGATTGTGAAGATGCTGCCGCGGACGGGTTTTTCCATTCCGCCATCAGCGTGCATAACGTGGCTTTGGATTAAACCGGAAGCTGCGAATGTAAACGGCTTAATGCAGTACGATGCAGTTGTCCCCACTGCGTCAGCTCCATAGTAGGAGAGATTGCCATTGATAATCCCGTTTCCGACAAACCAAATAAAACCTGCACTAGATGTATCAACTTCAACGCCACACTCGGTGCCGTCGAATTTGGTGGCAGAATGAATGCTGCAACACCAAGGGGTCGTGCCAAAACCCAGTCCAACCATATCTGTATCAGAGATGATATACAAATATGGGTCGCCGCTCAGTGCGACACTATGTGACTGCCAAGCAGGAGACTGATTGCCTGTCTTGGTTGACACTATGTACTGACTACTACTGCCCACCTCAATAGCAATAACCTTGTCGTTGATATTGGCAAACTTCGGCGTCAGTGTGCAGCCTGTCTCAGTATATGTGATGTCAGCGACAGTCGTCAGCAAATCTTCCACAGAATGTAACCATGCAATAATTTTGGCAGTGTAGTTAGCCTGTGTCCTGTCATCTTTCGACATACCCAGCGTAGGCTGATATTTGTAAAGCTTTCCCATTATCCTATAACCTCCGTATCTGCAATATCAACAGCTTCTCCCACCGCATAAATCGGCAGGACCTGTCCGTGCAACGTTAATCCGCCTGTTTTCAATCCGCCATCACCTCCCTTCTTGGCTACCTTAAAACGGTTGCTGTCGCTGTACTGACCAACGACTGTGACAGTGCCATTTCCATTCAGGTACAGCATAGTGCCGCCGCAGTTGGCAATAACAAAACTGCTGTCCTTAGCGACAGTCACTACACCGTCGGTGCCTTCCACACACTCGGCGTTAACAGTCGATACCTGTATCGCACTGCTGCTATCGTTCCTGATACCGTAGAACGGATAACGGCGGTCAAATTCCACCGTTGTCAGACCGCTAAGTGTAACGGTTGCTTCTCTTGTACTAATCATAAAATTCACTCCTTAAAATCAGTTTGGTGTTATCTGGTGATCGGGTACGTCTGACAAGTCGATGTCTATAGTAGTCTGTCTTAAAACCAGAGGTCCGTTGTTTGTGTTTACCCAGCCGGTTGTCATATCTCTGGCATCTTCATAACCTGTCCAATCTATAGTGCTTGTTTCAGGAAGAGGGTTGTACAATTCTGGTCCGACTTCTATATCGGACCACTCGTAACCGCCATATTTCATTCCTGGAGCATGGTAGCTGACGTACAAACTGACAAAGCGTCCGTCATCATAATATCTAGGAACCACCTCAAAGCCTGTACACTTTGTCATGTCATATCGCCATACGGGATAGGATGCAAAATCATAAGCATCAGGATTTATAACTGGTCCCCACGGTATATCGAAATAATATGTCGTCTGTTGATACGCATAGGTAACGGCGTCGGCTTCTTCAAACCAACGATCATACCCATCGTCAAATGTGCAATCCCAATGTGACACTGCCTCGTTTAAAGCAGTGAGAGCTCGTGACATTTGTTCAGCGACTGGTTTCAGGCGTTCTTGTCTGACATACGATATCGGACGATACGGATTTGGGGCTGGTCCACGATCGCCAATAAACTGCTCCGCTGTACCAGACGTTTCACTGCTATGTCCTCGTACCTTGTATGTAAAACATTTTGGCAACGTATTAAAAAACACTCGCAAAACAGGAATGTTAACAACCTGAGTAGTTCCATTTATGATGAATTGCCACCTGTTGCTGGCGCGTGCTGTACGAAGAATACTAACTGGACCATAATCGCACCTTCCATACAATCCCGCTAACGGATACGTGTTTCCTTCAATAAACGGCTCTGTATTAGTAAGGCGAACTATAGGAGCGTGCATCAAATTCAAATACGGGCTAGCATTATCCGCCATTATGTATTCCATATACGACGCATCCGCTGATAACGAATTGTATAGTTTCCTATTTATGTCCCAAGTAATGTTGTATGAATCATTTATGTCATATTCAATGCCTGCCTGATAGTACGCTTCGTGCAAAGCTATTCCACGTGCATTTAATTCGGTAACGTCAACGGTTCCTCGTTCGTCAACTGTGTCGAAACCGACCTGATGCCGAACAACAAGTTTGACCGATCCCCGCTGAATAGTGTGGAATTTGATTTGATCGTCATAGGGCGCCAAATCTCGTTCAGATAATATTGTGTTGATGTATTCTTCTTCTGTTATACTTCGGCCATCATCACCCTCAGGATCGAATTCTTTATAGGCCGCTTCAACAGCAGATTTAACCGTTGCATAATCAGGAAATGTGTATCTGCTTACCGTGATCCCGTCTATTGACTTCAGATCACTGCCAAGATCTTCGTAATCCATGACCACATCAAACGACAATCCTTCGTAATCGAAGTTGAAGTATATTTCCTTTGAGGGTGTCGAAATATATCCATAGTTGTTAGCTGCGTTATATCCTCCAGTATATGGATTGACTGTCCGATCAAATGGGGCGATAGTGAACGTCATTGTCTCACCGCTCTCACCGAGGACAAGACCTTTCCCAAGTCGCATGACCTTAATGGTATAAGTGCCTGCTGACAGCTTCAAAGTAACACTCGTTCCCATGGTGTTTATCAAGGTGGTTCCTTGATAATATGCAGAACAATATATCAGCGTATCGCCGTTATATATACCAATTATCGGGCCATCGGCCCCAGTATACGGAATATTATAATAGTTGTATTCGGAGCTTCCCGACGAATCAGGATCATAATTTGGGTTCCTACCCGTGCGGTAACGAAAACGTATAGTAACGTCAGTTTTCATTTCCTGATACTGCCGCCACGAATGATATATACCATATTCGCTGTAGGAATTATGCAGCGATATCAAGGACTGAAAAACCCGCCCTAAAAATTGCCTTCTGTTCACATCATCACCTCACCCTACATAAAATCCGCTGAACGATATATACCCGGTATATTGTCCGTCTTTGTCGTAAAAACTCAGACCTGTTATCTGCTCGTTCGGCGTGCCTTTGTTACTAAATGATACTCCTACCTTCAGATCATACGAATTTTCCTTTCCCACATTATAGTGCTCAGTTATCAAACCATTGTAATTATCCACGTCAGCGTACTCTACGCTGTCAGGCTTGGGCAGCGTAATGATATCAGCCATGTTATCTGCCTCCCTTTGCATTTAATCGGAAACGGTACTCCCTGCCTGCATAAATATCTACCACGCCAACAACCTCTTCATCTGCCGTGTCGATGTTTTCAATGATCAGCTGCCATATACGGTATTTATACCAGTAATGATGCTTGCCGTCATCATCCGTCCAGCTGTAATAATACGTAAATACGATGCTGTCAGCAGGTACCGTAACACTGTCGGAATAGTGGTACTCGCTGCCGTCATACTCATAGTCCGATACACTGGATTCGTAGTTATAATACGACACCGATTGCGGTATGCTTGGCGGCAGAGCGGGAGATATTCCTCCGGCTGATCCACCCGAGAGAGCCATGAGCAGGAGACCGCCGCAGCCATCAGCACCCGAAAGCGCCCTGTGAATAAGCCCTCCGCCTAATATCATGTTCCCGCCTCCTTATATGTCCGTGTCCAGTGTGCATTTTTGCGTTTCCCGCCGTCAATATCATACGTCACCGTGATAGTGTACGGCTCGTATTCGTATATCGCCTCGCCCGAAGTCTCGCCATCAATGCGTTCAAATGACAGACAAGGATATCGACAGTGTATGTCCCCGCCGTCAAAAAACAGCCCATCGCCATAGGACACGAAAGGATATCCGTCGTTATCAGCCACTGTTAACCTTCTCCTCTCCGTCCACCATCACAACGCCCTGATATTTGGTAAACATCATGGCACCGCTGCGTCCATACCTTACCTTGCTGTCGCTCTCACGCAGATTGCGTCCTCTCATGCCTATCTCGGAATCCGACGGCTCAGGATTGCTCACCTCCGCAAATATTCCCGCCTTGCTGATGCTTGCCGTAACAGATCCTGCACGCATGATGCCGCTCCCTGCAAAATTCACCGTTCCACCCGTAGGCGGGATACCGTCAAGCCTGCACCTTTGACAGGAATATGCGGTATGAGTGTAGTTTTCGGCACGCCCCCATATCTCCTCGCAGCCGCTGTCAGTGATAAGCTCTGAGGCTATGCAAATGCTGTCGTACTTCCTCGAAGCGTCGCCTCTTGTGATAACATTTCCGTCACCGTCAGTGCATTTGATGCCAGCCGCCGTAAATTCACAGCCAACGTCAAGCGCCGTGTGTACGTCTGCGTTCACCTGCCCGGAGGTATTGCCGTAAGGAAGGAACTGCAGGTTCTGCTCATCTGTTATGTAGAATACGCCGCAGCACGCCTCCGATATCTTTGTAAGGATATCGGAACAAGTCCCTTGAAGCTCAGTCCTGGGAATAGCCGTAAGCCATGAGGGAATGCCGCCCCACCCGGTAAGCTCTCCTACAGTCCGTACGATAAGGTCCATTACGGTGTTTATGGGAACATTCTTAGGCACCGAGCTGTCTATGGAAGCATATGGGAAATCCTCATCGGAAAAAGCCATGCGGTCAAGGCACGTCACCGTCACCACGCCGCCGCTTTGCGACCTGCTGTCAATATAGTATTTTCCTACGCCCGAAACTCCCGTAAGAACAACAGGAGCTGCCCTGTAAGCATTAAACGGAGCAGGGGTCTCGAACGAAAGCTGAGAAGTGCATATTCCCGACGTTCCCAGCCCGTCAACAGCCTTTGTCACTGTGATATTGCCGAACCTGGCGACCTCAGTGCCTCCCGCAGTAAGTACCAGGCTAAAGCCCGCCGCCGAGAGGCGTGAGCGCAACTGCGGCGGCATTGAAAGATACCGAATACCATTTTCCGAGACTTTTTGCGGCGATAAGCTCAGCCGATACGCCGCTTATTTTTACATTTCCCTTGTAATCGGGACACTCTATGCTCACCAGGCGTGGAGCCAGAAGATCAAGCAGAGCGCTTTTATCCTCTTCCGAAAGATTTCCCACCTTGAACGCCGCCGAGAAGCGAACACCCTTTAACTGAGTAAAATCCGAAAAGTCATAGTTTTCAAAGTTCTCGGCCTCTTCCTCCGCCCAGGACGGATAGTATCCGTTCAGCAGCTCCCACTCCGTACCGTTTATCTTGATAGTGTATCCGCCGTTAAATTCCTTTGACATACTTTTCACCTCCTGCTGTCAGCCAGCTTGCCCTTGCGGATAAGCTCCTCAATGGTGCTTACTATCACATTCTTGCCCGCAACATTGATAACGATCTTCGTATCTCCGCTGTAGAAGCTGCTCTTGCCGCCCTGTGCCGTGCCCGACGGCGAATAGGTGCTGCCCGAGCTTCCCGATGCAGCCGACTGCATTTTGCTGTTCTGGCTCCGCTCCCCGAAATCCGAGCCCATGGACCTGAGCGCATCAGCGTCCGCCATGGTCTTGTTAATGCCATCAATGTACGACTGTGCCGTTTCAACGCCCTTTTCATAGGCGTTTTCGGGCATATCGCCGTATATCTTTTCAATGCCCTCTTTGGCTATCCTGTCCGCTTCGGTGAGATCGTCCTGCACCTCGAATGCGGCAGTCTTGTCAGCCTCGGCATAGAACGCATCAACGTCCTTGTAGTATTTCTTGCGCTGGCTTTCACCCATTTTCAGCAGTTCGGAAATATATCCCTGGCGTTCTCCGCTGTCATAGCTCAGGCTCATTACCTGCTCCATAAGATCGTCGGAAATGCCTGTCTCTTTGAGCTTTTCCAGGTCCTTGCGGTATTTTGCAAGCTCCTTGCGCTTTTTCTCAAAGTCCGTAAGAATATATCTATCTGCTCCCGATGTGTCCGTGACCTTTTGGTCAATGAGCTTTGCCGAAGAAATAAGCTGACTTTTCGCCTTTTCATATGCCTGTGTGACATTTTCATAGGTCTTGGTTATCTTGTCCGTTATTTCCTTTGAAGATTTCTCCCAGGCGGTCATTTCCTCCTTGCGGACTTTCTCGTCATATGATGCTATCTTATCGGCGGCATATTCCGAGATGTCTATCTGTTTCTGAGCAAGCTCTTCCGTAAGAGCGGCATATTCATCATTGAACTGCTCCCGTGTGATCTTTTCATCGCTGAGCTGAGAGTACAGCGCATCAAAGCGCTTCTTGGCCTCGGCGGTATCTTCTTTCAAAGCCGCTTCCTTTGCCTTTTTCTCAGCCTCCGCAAGCTTGGTATAATGCTCAGTTACTTTGTCGTATAGAGCATTCCATTCCTCACTGTCATCATCACGGTATTTTTCAAGAGTGCTTTTTCTCTCAGCCCAGTATTGCTCTTCCGTTACCTTGTGGGTCTTGTACTTGTGTTCAAGTTCTTCAAGCGCCTTGTCGAGCATATCGGACTTCTGATTTACACCGCTTTCCTCGCCGCCATTTTCACTCTTTGTCTCCGAAACACCAACATCAGCCGCAGTCCCTGCCGCCTCAGCTATCTCGGTGCTTGTGTCCGCCAGCTTGTCGGCAGTCTCTTCCGCTCCCTTTTTAAGCTCTTCCTGTATCTGCCTGTACTTCTCGGGTATCTGACCACGCTTTTCTTCAAGCTCTTTCAGAGCAGCATCAAGCCGTGCGTCCGCTTCTTCCTGAGAGCCCAGTACCTCATAGCCATCATCGGCAACTATCTTGTCTGCCCATATTTCCGATATATTCCACTTCTCTGCCGCTTTATCAAGCGCTGCTTTGAGGTTTCCTATAGCCTTGTCTGCACCGCCCGTCCAGTCATATCCGCCAAGACCATCAACAATGCCGTTAACAATAGCCTCGGGCACACCGATGATAATTTCATACGCTGCATCTATCAGCGCCGTACCAAGCTTGGCAATGATCGTGGGCGCTTCCTGTAAAAGCCCGGGCAATGCCCTGAAAAGCCCCTCTGTCAGCCCCTCAATGAGCTTGATGGCGGCATCGAGAATAACGTCTATGTTGTCGAGCAGCGATTCCGCTATTTTAACAACAGCCTCCACAGCTGCAGGGACCAGGTCGGGCAGCGCCTCGCCTATGCCGTCAGCCAGGGTCGTAACTATAAGCACAGCACCGTCGGCAATAGCAGGCAGTGCCTCTGTAAGCTTTTGTGCAAATGCCGTAAGCAGTTCTACCGCCATGTCTGTAATGTTCGGTAGCTGTGCTTCCAGTCCCTCTCCCAGTGCGGCGATTATCTCCTCCGCCATTCCCGCAACCTCGGGAATAACCTCGGGAATAGCCTCAACCAGCTCCTGCGCCACCTGCGGAAGAGCATCAGACACTGCCTGCAATACAGGCATTACGTTATCCTTTACACTGCCGAACGCATCAATAACATTCTGCGTCAGATTTACGATATCAGCCTCGGAATTTCCCAGCCCTGCCATAAGGCTTTCTATCGAGGCGGTAAGCAAACCGATAGAACCGCTTACCGTTTCACGTGCCTCACGCTCAAAGTTGCCCGCATACTGCTCGGTGTTTTCAAAGAAATATTGCATGGCTATTTCAGCCTTCTGAGCGTTCGAGGCACTGTCCCAAGTAACATCCAATCCCTTTGACAGTGCATATGCCTTTAGTGTGGTTGCATTCATGGCAACACCCAGATTATCCATCATGGTGTAGTTGCCCTTTGCCGCTCCCGTCACTGCCTCCAATGCCGCAGAAGTTTCAATGCCCATAACAGATGCCATATCCGTGGCACGCTGCATAGCCTTTTCGATAAGCTCCAGCGACTTCTGCTGTTCCACGCCCGAACCCTGGAAGAGCGCACCCATCTTGTTTGCCGTTGCCAGATATTCCGACTGGGACGTTCCCATGGTCTTATATGCGTCCTCGGCAGTCTTTTTGATGCTTTCCGAATACTGCCCGAAAACAGCGTCGGCACCGCCCAGGTTCTGTTCCAGCTCTCCATAGCTTTCTACAGAGGATTTTCCCAGGTCGATAAGTGCCTCTGCCGCCGCCTTTGCGCCCTCTGCCAGTCCGATAATAGCCTTGGAAGTGATTATGGCCTTGACCGTGTCCCCAAATCCGCCTACAGACTGGGAAGCGTTCGGAGCCTCATTGCCAAGCAATTTTAACTCAGCAGTTGTGTTTTCAATCTCACGCTGGAACTCCCTGTATTCTTCCCCTGAAATATTGCCATTCTCAAATGCGCTTTTCATTTGTTCCTGCGCATTTTTAAGCATTTCAAGCTTGGCTTTGAGTGCATCTGATGCAGTTTGTAAAAGCTGCATTTTCTGCCTGAACAGCACCGAGGATTCTCCAGTGGAGTTCATAGCCGAGCGGACTTCTTTAAGTTCGTTTAAGGCGTTTGTGTAAGTCTTATCGAGGTCGGCACTTGAACTTTTCAGCTCTTCAAACGCATTACTCTGCTTTTGGGCAGCGTTTGCCGCCTGCTCATTTGCCTGCCTGTACTCTTTTATGGTCCTGCTGCATTTTTCTATTTCACGCTGATATTCTCGGTAATCACTGTCGGATATCTCACCTGCATTAAGAGCCGCATTCATTGCTTCCTGCTGCTTCGTCAGCTCTGCCAGCTTCTTTTCCGCCTGCTCTGCGGACTGCTTCAGTACCTCCATTTTCTGTGCTGCAAGCATGATATTTTCCGGGTCAAGCTTAAGTGCGCTGTTTATCTGCTCCATCTCAATTTTGAGTTCTTTGGAGCTGCTGTCGATTTCTTTTAAAGCCTCCCTCAGTGTGTGAGCCGGATTTTCCGCTGCCTTTTGAGCTTCCGCCAGTGCCTGCGCCGAGTCCTCTGCCGCCTTTTGAGCCTCATTCTGTGCCTTTGTAAACTCTCTTACAGTCCTTTCGGCCCTTTCAATCTCCCTCTGATACTCCCTGTAATACTCAGCGCTTATATCCCCGTTCTGCAGAGCCTTGTTCATAGCTTCCTGCTGAGACTTCAGTTTTTCAATTTTTATCTGTGCTTCCTTTGCGGCATCGCCCATGACTTCAAGTTTCTGCGCCGCAAGCACAGCATTTTCGGGGTCAAGCTTAAGAGCGCTGTTTATCTGCTTAAGCTCCGAGCCAAGCTTCTGGGAAGCATTGTTTATATCCTTCAGCGCCTCGTTGAGCGCCGAATAGTCGGCACCTATCACCGCCGTAAAGCCGAATTTTCCCATACGTGCCTCCCTGTGTCAAAAAAGGGACAGCCGCAATGAATGTGCCTGTCCCTCCCGCTTTACATAAATTTATTTCCTTATCAGCCCTGATCTTTGCCCGGCTCATATATGGGCTTGCCCGCCATGTGCTCGCTCACCTTGTACAGAACGCCTGTTGTGTCAATAGCCTGAGCCGCATAGGTGCAGTTCAGAGGCGTTACCTGGTTGGGCTGGAACTGCAGCGTAAGTCCCGAAATATTCTTGCCCAGGGTATAAACACAGATATCGCCCAGATCGGTATCGGGGTGTACAAAAAGGATATCGTAAGCCGAATCGTCCTTGTTGGCAATACCGCCCAGGTTCGTGAGCTTTATGCCCGCTTCTGTGTTTTCTGCCGCCTTTGCCAGAGGGTGGATCTTCGAGATGGTCTTTGCATTGGCATTAAAGAGTGCAAATGCCGCATTGCCCTTTTCATCCTGGATATCTGCCACCTTAAGGCGGCCCATGTCATCCTGATCTTCCAGGGGCGTAAGGGTCTCGGTAATAGTAATGCCGTTTTTAAGATATCCCAGCTCGTTGTCCGCCACCGCAAGAGCACGGATATATGCGTCAATAGCTTCCGCCTCTACCTTCGTCATCGAGGCCATATCTGCCACCTTGGGAAACGATACAGATGCGCTGTGCTTTCTTGCAAATATGTATCCCGATCCTTTGAAAACTCGTGTAGTAACCTGTTCGCTCATGTTATCACTCCTATTCCATGATCTCAAACTCTATTGCCGTCAGATAGAGACGGTCAGAGGAGTAGCTTACTTCCTCTTCATCAAACTCCCCTGCAGGGATAGTGCTGTAAATAAGGTCCTTGAACCTCTCTCTGAGAGTGTCCGCCTTTGTCTTGGTGTACAGCTCTATCCTGTATCTCTGGGTCCTTGCGTAATATCTTCCCATATCGGGAGCCGAGACCCTTGCGGCGGGCGTAAGCACTGCCGCATAAGGTGCCTCGGTCTTTGTGTAAAATTCCTCAGCCGCAGGGATCCCGAGCACATCGCCGATAAGCTTTGCTATCTCCTCGGCGGAGACATTGTCCATCACATAGCCTGCCATGCCTTACCTCTCCCTTTACTTTTTGCCATCTTCGGTGGTAGTGCTCTCTGTCAACTTGTCAAGGGTCTCGGTAAGCGTGGTAACATTGTATCTGAGAGGCTTGAGTTCCGAAATGTCAAGGGTGATGAAGCCGTTGTTGTCAAGGGGCATACCGTTGCCGTACATCTTGATGGCATATACACGGTTGTCCTCCATAAACTGCACGCTGTCATCATACTCGATCTTGCCGTTTTTTGCAGACCCCAGAGCCATGAAGTAGCGCTTTGCCATTCCGAGATATGCCTTGCCCTGTGCGCACTCCTGTGACTGGATAACCTGTGTGGGCACAGGGAAAATATCACGTACATATACGCCCGAGGGTGTGAGCATAGTTGTGGCAGGCATGATGACCTTGAGGTAATCCACAGGATTTACAATAAGAATAAGCCCTGTTACCGTTCTTGAAAGTCCGCTTTCGGAGTTTGTCGCCAGGCGTGAGCAAAGAGCACCGTAAGATGCAGGCTCAAAGCTTGTTACCTTGATAGCTTCCTTTTCGGAGTAAACTCCTGCGGAAACGCTGGAAGTGCTGCCTACAACACGGTTGATGCCTATAGGCTCGTCCTTGCCCGTTCCGGAAATGATCGCCTTCTCAATGCCAAAGAAAAGTGCTTCCGAGAGGATAGTGCGAATGTATTTGTCGAGCCATGCAGGGCCCAGGTCAAGCATAGCCTTTGCAACAGGGATAAATGCCTGTAACTTGTAAAGTCCCGCATCTATCTCCTCAATGGAGCCTGAAAGCTCGGTCTTGTAGGAGTCGGTGAGCTTGCCCCATACCGCCAGCTGGATACCGCCCTTGTTTACGATCATCTTTACAGAGCCGCTGGTGTTCACAAATGTGATAGCCGCCAGGAGAGGGTGCTCCTGCACAAGCTCGTCAAAAACGCTGTCAATGTAGGTAATGGGCATTGCCACCTCAATGTTGGTCAGTGCCTGCTTTACATTATCGCCCTTCATAGCCTCAATGGCCTGCTCAAAATACTTCTGCTCGGTGCTTGTAAGCTGTCTTACGCCTCTTGCCGCAAGAATGCTCTTGTCCGCCGCACTCTCTGCATTAAGGGCACGTGCCTCGCTGATAATGCTCTGCTGTATCATGTCAGCAAATTCGGTCATGGCCTTTGCAGCCTCTTCGGTGTTCTCCGACTTCATGGCAACGGAAAGCTTCTCGCTCATTTTTTCCTTGTCAAGCTTAATAAGGTCTCTTGATTTCTCTGCACCCATTCTGATCTCCTCCTTCATTATGCGCTACGGTGCGTGCGCCTCTTTATTTCAAGAATAACATAAACCCACGCACCCTTAATACCAACTTTTAGGGACTATTCTCTGCCAAATATCCCGATTATGCTTGCAAGCATATCCTCTCTGCTCATAACAGCCCCGGGCTTTTCTTCCTGCTCCGCTCCCTTACCGTTTGCGGGTGCATCGCCCTCAGCTTCATCATGAGCCTTTCCGCATACCGCATTTTCAATGGCGCACAGCCTTGCTTCTATCCTCGATATCCACGCCCCCGTGTTCATGAAAGCAGGGAATGCGGAACGTAATGCCTGCTTGGCTTCTCCGTCATCATTTGCCTTTTCATCGGATATCCTGTCGCAAAGCCCGTACTTTCTGCACTGCTCTGCCGTGAGCCATGCTTCCGCCCTCATAAGGGTAGTAAGCTCTTCCTCGGATATCTTGCCGCCCGAATGCTGTAAATACGCCGTCCTGCTTGCCGAGGTTATCACGTCCAGGTCATCCGCAGTCTTTCTCAGCTCCTCTGCATTGCCCGATGTGCCGCTTATCCAGGCGTCGTGTATCATCATCAGCCCCGCCATAGGCATTATTACCTCATCGGCAGCCATCGCTACAACAGTGGCAGCACTTGCCGCCATTCCGTCGATGTATGCCGTTTTCTTGGGGCAGGCAAAAGCCTTTATCTGGGAGTACAGCCCCATAGCCACCTTCACCGAGCCGCCGCAGGAGGAAATGTGGATATCAAGCTGTGAAACTCCCTCAAACTCTGCCAGACGGTCTCTGATAAACTTCTCCGAGGTCTCCGAGACAATTACAGCACCGTTCCACCAGTCGTAGCTGTCGTTCTTTATTTCGTCGTAAATGTAAATAACGCCCTTTTTGCTTTCCGCCGTCTGCATTATTCTGCCGTCTATCCTCATTTTTCCTCTTCCTTTCCGTTATTGCCGTCATCGGACGATGCGCCCGACCCGGGTATATTCTCATAGTTTTTGGTCAGGCTGTATTCGTCAGCCCATGGCTTGTTGATGCGTGGCTCTCCTACCTTGCGTCTTATCTCATTGGTGCTGAACAGCCCTGCGGATTTCAGCTTGTCCAGGTCTCCTGCGATGCTCAGCGCATCAAGATGCTTTATGCAGCTGGTGTCCGCCTGTATGTATGAACCGTTGATCACTTCTTTGCCGTATCGCACAAAGTTAATGCTTTCCGTTATCATATCAAGCAAAGGGTCAGCGCAGAATGTCAGCATATTATCCACCGCTGTCTTTGTGTCCGCCACATCTCCCAGCACAAGCGCAGGCGGTATCTTCATGCTCTGCGCCGTTACCTCTATCGACTGCCGTATGATGGAATTTATATCCCCCACAATGGAAGTTTTCTGGCCCGAGCTGTTGGTGTACTGGTTATATTTTGTGCCCGCATATAACGGCATCACTGCGGATTTTGCGGCAAAATAGTTTTTGAAATCCTCATTGAGTGCCTGATTTACAGCGTTGTTGTAATCATCGTCACCCATGCGGTCAGCGTCATATTCAAATGTTCCTTTTTCTCCGCCCTCGTGATTATACTTATCCACCGCCTCGGAAAGCGTGCCTTCCAGAATGTCAGTCACTCCCGACACAAGCGGTCCCGGAGCAACGTCTCCCGGCAGGGATAAATATATAGCCGTCTCGCTTGTGAACGTCTGCCAAAGGCTCAGCGTCCCTCTGCCGATGTTCGTGAATATTGTCGGAGCAATAGCCAGCTCTTCCTTGGAGAAATGTTCGGCGATTATAAGCGAACCGCCCACAGGAACGATAAGCGCCTCTTTGTCTCTGTAGAGCCTGAATATCACCTCCCGCCAGAACTCTGTTGAGGTCTGGTTGGCATTGGGCGCTACATTCCACAGGTAATATTCCTCGCCTCTCACTTCCTTGCCTTCAAGGAACGTGCGGAACTCGCATTTTGCCACAGCCGAAGCAATGTAGTCAACACATATGTTCCACGCCAGTCTCTTAAGCTGAGCGTTCATGTCCGCAGGCACATACGTGCCGCCGCCCGCTACGGTTACTTCCGTCCTTACGGGGTCGGCAGTCTTTGTGCCGAATACCGAACCCAGCAGCTCTTTAAGTCCCATTCCGACCGCCTCCTTTACCTTCTCGTATCAATATCCCAGTCAGACAGTGCCATCACAGCCACGGGAGGCACAGCAGTGAATATCTCCTGAACCGTCTCCACCCTGTACAGCCTGTCGCCGATGCGGGCGCAGCGTATGTTCGCATATGCTCCCTGTGCGGTCAGCGGAATGCCGATTATGCGGCTGTATTCCGTCATGATCTGCCTTGCCTCCGCAATGCGCTTGTAGGTGATGTTCCGCTCCCCGAAAAATCGCCTTATCCGTGAACCTTCGTCAGGCTCTCCGTCACTGCGCAGCTGATAGAGATACGCTATCCCGTCGGAAAAATGCTCGGAGGCGAGGGTGTTATTGATCCTGCGCAGCGTCCTCACTCCCTTCCTCAGCTTCAAGTTCAAGCTTGCCTGCAACTGCCATGTTCCTCAGGGCGATAAGGTCACTCCTGTATGCCGATGAGAATTTCTCGCAGCAGTCATTCCGTGCGTAAAAGCAGTAGTTGTACAAAAGTCCTCCCGCATATTCGTCCTTTTCGTAATCAACGCTTTTCCCGCAGGCGATAAGGTCAAGCTTCTTCCTGCCTTCAAGGATATAACCCTTCATAAGCTCTCTTTCCTCGGGGTCGCTTCGCATTTCATCGGGCAGCCTCATTCTTGCAAAAAAGCTGTCAGTAAGCTTTGAAATACTCTCTTCGTTCATTTTACCGCCTCCCTTTCACTTGGATAACAGCCGCCGTATCTCTTCATAGACCTTCTGCCTGTATTTTTCCTGTATCTGCGAAACTATGGGATTTCCCCCAAACGTTCCGCCATTGGGCATTCTGTGCCCGAACTCCAGAAGATGAACAAGCCTGTAGTCCTCTCCCTTCTGGTATGCCGTGGCTGCTATCCTTCCTCCCATGCCCTTTTTCCTGTCGCTGAACTTTACCTTCCAGCCGTGCTTGTAGCTTCCGGGGCTTGCACCGTACTTTCTGCGGCTGTATCGGTATCTTTTGCCCTTGTATTTCTTCTCTAAGAATTCACCGTCAGGCGATTTTTCCTCAAGCTCTGCCTGCATCTCGCGGCCCAGCCGCCTGATTATCGTCTCTATCTCATTCTGTATCTCTGCCGTAAATGTCGTGTAAGCGCCCACAAGGTCTATCTCTACATTTCCGTCATCGGCTTTGGTAAGCCCCGTCCTTCCCCAGTTCGCCATAACATCACCTTTTCACCGTTATTTTCGCACCGCCCGAAAGAAACGCACTGCGGTCATATTCCGAAAACATCTCCAGATGCGCCGCATTAAGATAATCAATGCCCTTTTCCGTCCTGCCGAGATTGTATTTCACCGCATCGGCAAGATACAGCCTGTACAGCAGATAATCAAGATCGCCGACCCGGAGGATACTCAGCCCCGTGTATTCCGCAACAAGCTTTTCCGGAAGAGTTGAAGCAGGGAATGAGCATTCCGGAAGAGAATTTTCAAGAGGAAATGAGCTTTCGGGAACTTTGAGATATTCCCCCCAGTCCTCAATTATCTTCGTAATGCCGTCGATATATACCCCCATGAGCCTGCTCAGCTCCGCTTCGGGCATATTGTCAGGGGCATTACCCGAATATTTTTTCAGCATCTCTCCGAATATTGCAGTTGACTGCAATTCGCCGTTCATCAGCATATCCAGCTCATTCTTGGTGCATATCTTTATTCTGATTTTACCACACAAAGATACTGCGGTAATATCAAGCTGCGAAAAGTACGCCGCCGCACCTATCAACTTTTTGCTCACCTTACAGCCTCCTATCTGTATATTTTCAGCTTCGGGAGTACTATGCCCGAACTTTTTTTCTTATCGTATTTTTCAAGCATGGGCGCAACGGTCATAGCCGCAAACAGTGCCATGGCACCATCAGTCTTTCGGCTCTTGCCCTCTATCTTCTCAAAGGTCGTGTTGCCCTTGCTATCCACCACACGCTTTACGTTGTTTAGGTACCAGCGCATTATCATGCTGTCACCGCAGTAAAACATACGCCTGTTGAGGTCGAGGGTGATGTCGGGTGCAGCCTTTGCAAGGTCAGAGGGACGGGTAAAATATATATGCCCCGTGTCTTCTCCGTAATGGTTTGCCGCCTTTCTCGCCTCTCCCGTTATGCCCAGTATCTGTTCAGCGTTCCTCTTCATGTAGGGAAATCTGTAGCTGTCCGCCGCTCCCGCAAGCACTCTCTGATTTTTCGTCTCTTCCTTTATCCACAAAAGCGGAAGCTCCGAGCCTATCTCCGAACCCTTGACCATCTCAGCTTCCCCACGGGCAACAGCCTCCATGTACGGAAAGTTTATCCTGGGCAGGTCACGGCTCTGCTCGCATATCCATGTTTTCTGCCTTACGTAATATATCCCGTCAATAAGATTTACGATCACCGCCGACATAAAGTCATCTACAAGGCTGTAGTCCACCGCAATGACACATGGGCGCTTCAATACCTCAGGTATCTCCGAGGGCATAGCCCCACGGCAGCAGGCTTGTATGTTCTCCCAGCCCGTCACCGCTCCCTCACGTACACCGTCAGGGCAGTTGCAGCGCTTTACCGCAAATGCCCTCTTGCGTATAGGGTCTTCCTTGTACTCTATGTAGTCACGCATCATCTGCTCCCTCAGCACAGGAAACTCGTCAAGGCTGGGCACCGCCATTATCCAGTTGTCGGGGTCATCTATCTCCGAAAGCTCCATGTGGCACATAAAGGGCAAAAATCCGTTGTCGGGGCGGTCTCCTCTAAGTATAGCCCTCGCCACTTCCTTTTTTGCGTCAAGTACACCGTCCCTCACCTCTCCGTCTGTGCTTGTGTACAGCTTTCGGGGGTCACGCACCTTGCCGAGGCCGCCCTCCGCAACGTCTATCAGGTCGGAATTTTCAAAAACGTGTATCTCGTCAAAATTCACCTTTCCCGGCCGTCCGCCGTCCTTGGTCTTTGGGGCGGACGTGTGGTATGTCCATACGCTCTTCGTCTTTGTGCAGGTTATCTTCTCCATGTTCCAGGAATAAAAGCGTGAAAGCTTGGACTTGTGCTCTTCCAGAACATCGTTGCGCACCTCCTCAAAACTGGTCTTGGCGTTGTCCTCAGCCGCCGCAAAGGACTGTATGTTGTAATTCCTTATGCCGTTTGCGGGGGAAAGAAGCGCAAAATCTTCAAAGCTCACATATCCGTTCTTTCCCGACCCACGCCCCATGTATCCCAGCATATCGGGCCACCTCGGCATTCCGTCCGCACGGTATGTGCAGCAGTGGAGCACAAAGCAGAATTTCTCCCAGTCAAAAAGCTCATATCTGAAATATTTCTGCAAGCCAAAATATTTATCAACACTCAGCTCGTCAATGTGTATGTCCTCTTCTTCAAAAGCACGCAGAACCAGCCTGCACAGCTGCTTCTGTTCCTCGCAGCTGCGTATCTCCTCGCCAAGTATCTTGTCACAGTACCGTTTTACGTATTTCATGCCATTTCATCACCTCGTATCATTTCCTGCCTGCCGCAGTTCTTTTCTTTTCTGTGTCGCCAAGCGCAATATTCTCGCCGATGTAAAGCACCTTGCGGAAGTTCAGAACGACTTTGCCGCTTTCACGCCATATAGTGCAAAGCTCACCGCCTGCCTGTACCTCAAACTTTGAGCAGTCGGAAAGCTCAGCTTTTTCTCCGTTTTCAAAACCTATCATAACATTCATTTTTCGTGTACTCCTTTCATTTTGTACAATGCGCACAAAATACGCATATAATATTATACATCATTTTCTCCTCGATCTATTGACAAATACGTATAAAAGGCGTATAATATATAATAGAAGGAGGGAGAAAATGAAAAGGCGGGACTTGATAAAGCTTCTTGAAAAGAACGGCTGGGAGTTCAGAAGATGCGGCGGAAATCACGATGTTTACACCAAAGGCAAGGAAGCTGAGGCAATACCGAGACACGCCGAGATCAACGAGAACCTCGCAAAAGCAATAATCAAACGCAGAAACCTAAAATAGCGAACGGGGAGCAAAGCTCCCCCAAAAGCTGTTTTCAAATATACCAAAAGGAGTGCTGACCATATGAAAACCTGTTATCCTGTAATACTCACCAAATGCGATGACGGAAGCGGCTACCTTGTAACTATCCCCGACTTCGATAATAACACTTTCGGCGAGACCGTTCCCGAAGCCATTGAAATGGCAAGAGATGCCATAAACCTTCTTTGCGTGACCTATGAAGATGACAAGCGTGAGCTTCCCGCTCCCTCGGATATCACCGCACTTAACTGTGCCGCAAATGAGATCAAGACCCTTGTCGATGCAGACCCCGACGCTTACCGCCGTATGCTCGATAACCGCAGTGTCAAGAAAAACTGCACTATTCCGTCATGGCTGAACGAAAAAGCCGAACAGGCAAATATAAACTTCTCCGCCGTTTTGCAGGAAGCCCTCAAAGAAAAATTGCACCTTGCCTGATGCGCTTTTCCCCGCAGATGCTTTATGTGTCTGCGGGGATTTTTTTGTCTGCTTTATCGCTGTTTCTGCGCCGCCTTTATCCTCATGTACCTGCTTGCCGAGGAGCGTATAGCCTCCTTGCTGCGCCCCATTTCCGCTCCCACCTGCGTCCACGTCAGCCCCGAGCGGTGAAGCTCTACGGCACGTTCAAGCTCGGCAGTGGAATAGGGCATATGGCGCTGACCGCTTTTCTCGGCTATCTCCGTTATCTTCACACGCTGACCGCAGTGCATGCAGAATTTTGATGCCATGGGTATCTTCCCGCCGCAGGCAGGGCACCGGGCATTCCTGCCGACCCTGACCGTCTCCCTTTCAACAGCTCTGCCGATAAGTGCAGTCATACACGCCAGCTTGTCTCCCGGTATATCCCTCCTGCTCTCCAGCCATACCCTGCACGACCTGAGCATACTCGGTCTTGTTTCACTCATCGCTCTTGCCTCCGTCCATCTTTGCCCCGCAGTTTCCACAATAGTTCAGAAATTCGCCTAACAGCTTTCCACACTCTGAACAGTAAGGGTCTTTGGATAAATATCTTTCGTCTATTATGGCAATATGCTTACAGGGCATTTGCTGCTCGATGTAAACGGATTTAATTTCCTGCAGGCATTTTCTCCTCCTGATACCGCCTTTGTGATATTCTTTCCACACGATATGCCCGTGCTTCACTGGCGCAACGTCTGCGGCAGGAAGTTTGTATATAGCGCTACCAACAACATCAACAGCGCCGCTGTGAGAACCGAGTGTACCGCCGTGCGTACAGCCGTAATCATCAATTATTTTCATAACAGTTTCACGCTCTATGTATTCAGCCATTGTCAGTCCTCCTCACTCTGCAAAACGCCCACACCGGGCAACAACCTTTCGGACAATTTTTGCCTATATCCAGCCACCAGGCGTTACGTGGTTTGGCGCAGGGGTCATCAGGGTCAGTCCCAAATCCAAAACGGACGTATCCGTCAAACACAGTTACTTTTTCCTCGCCCAATTCACGCTTAGCGATTTCAATGGCTTCTTGTTCGGTGTAGCGTTCCTTGCTCACAGCAACGGGATAATCTCCCGTAAATGCGTCAAAATCAAATTTACTCATGGTCACGCCTCCGTTCCGTTTCCTTTTTTTTCATAATTTCCAGACTATCGCCACAAATGATATTTCTTTCAAGTATCAGCTCCGCAAGTATCAAATACCCAACAGTGGCTTGGGGAAAAGCTTTTATAAACATATCAAACAGCCGCTGCCTGCTCTCTTCCACATTATCAGGCAAAATGTCAATGCCGTAAATGCTGCTGAGCGCCACAAGCCCCTCAGGTTCGCATTTGCATCTTGTGAGCTTTCGCTCAAAGATTTCTGCAAGAAAATTTCCGCTTCCGCAGGCAGGCTCCGTTGCCGCACCGAAATTGATACAATGTAACGATGAACCGGATACCCCATTAACGATGAACACGCCACCCTATTAACGATAGTGAACCGGTGCATGGAGTGCGCCTGCCAAAAACAGTCCTAAAAAAGTGCAAATGACTCTCTATCATTTGTACTTATCCATCCCCAAATTTCTAAGCGGGGCGGCGGGGAACGACACCGGGGACAGGGTTCGGGCCATGTTGGCCCGATGTTCCGGCCCCATAGGTATGAAAAAATGCCCGGACAGCATGAAGCTATTCGAGCGCAAAAAATACGGTATTCAGTTACATTGTGACAATTTTCGCACTGGCTGCCAGACGGGGCCTGTTCGGTGGCCGGGATTTTTTTGACGATAGTGCAAATATCGTCTGAATTTGTCGGCGGTCAGTGTGGCTTCATGGCGGCTCCCTCCTAAAGCCGCCGTGTCAGCGTATAGGCGTCACTCCTTTGTCGAGGGCATAAGGAACGGCGGCCTTGATGTTACTCAAAACCGCCGCAGTACCCTGAAAATCCATTATGGGCGCACGAAGCTGCCTGCCCTGCAACGGTTTTTTTCTTTCCCCGTTTAGCGGGGCAGGATAGCTTGTCTTATTCGGTTTATTCTTGCTCTTGTGCGGCTGCCTCTTTCAGCCGCGAAAAGCTCTCATCGCTGATAATGTGTTCAATCCGGCAGGCGTCGGCCTCCGCAGTCCTGGGGTCAACGCCTGCGGCGATAAGCTGCTCGGTAAAGAAACAATGGCGTTCATAGATTTTTTCGGCAACCTCGCGGCCCACATCGGTCAGATGGAGAAAGTGATCTTCGTCCATTGTAAGAAAGCCGCCGTCCCGCAAGGTAGCCACTGCATGGCACACGCTTGGCTTTGACACCTCCATGTGCCGGGCCACATCTACGGAGCGTACCATACCGAGTTTCTTTTGGAGAACAAGGATGGTTTCCAGGTAGTCCTCCCCGGA